TGGCGGTGCAGTCACGCTGACTAAGCAGAGTGCGGCGAAGTTTTGGATTAATATAAATCAAATTACTTTTGTTGTTGCAGATAGTTTTAATAACTCAAGCAATACAGATGACGGTGCAGGATTAACAACCTGTTCATTTGTCAGCTCTATGAATAACTCAGATTACAATTTTTCTGCAAATAGAAGTGGAAACACAGGTAATACAAATGGTTTTTTAGCAGAACGAACTTCTCAAACAACATCATCTATTTCTGTTTCCAGTAAATTCTTTGACACTAGTAGCATATCTGTTGCTGACACTAGTGCATTATGTGCAAGCACTCACGGAGACTTAGCATGAGTACCATCCTAGTTGACAATCTCACAGGCAAGACCTCTGCTGGCTCTATTACTGTAACCAGCGAGGGCGGTGCGGCTACGCAGTCACTACAACAGGGTTTAATAAAAGTTTGGGCAAGTATAAAAGGAACAGGTACTGTTTCTACTAGAGACAGCGTTAACCAAAGTAGTGTAACCGACCACGGTACAGGTGCTTATTCTTCTAATTTTACATCAGCTATGTCAAATGATGACTTTGTAGGTAGCATTTCAAACACGCTTGATGATGGTGTAAATTCAAACGGACAATCTAGTTGTATTGAAAATAACAGCACAGACCCTGAATTTACAACAACAACAGCAAGAGTTGTTACAGAAAACACAGCTTATAACAATAATGATAGCCCGTATGTTGGTATTACAGTAATAGGAGACCTCGCATAATGGCTGGAACAATTATAGCAGATACCCTGACCCACAGCACCGCAGGTTCGGTGACTACGGACTATGTTGTTAATGGTAGTGCGAAGGCTTGGGTCAATTTTAACGGCACAGGTACTATTGCGGCTCGTGACAGTTTTAATGTAACTAGCTTAGATGACAATGGCACAGGAAACTATGATGTAAACTTTACTAATGCTATGGGTAATGCAGATTTCTCATCTCAAGTTACAGCAGGTTATAGCGCAGACACAGGACGGTATGGTGAAAACTTAGCATATAACGCTTCATTTGCTACCGTAGGTGCAAGAAACTCAAGTGGTACTAGTGTAGATAATGCTGGTATTGCCGTCACAATTTCGGGAGACCTTGCCTAATGCAGACACCTGACTTCAAAGGCACTCACCTATTTGACCGACTATGCTGGGCTAAGGAAAACCTAGACGGTGTGCAGTCTGACTATCGTGTAGTCTATGAGGACAGCATTGATGAGTGCGCCAAGATACTTGTGCCTGACCCTAACTGGATGGCTTGCGCTTTACAAGGCGGCATCCTACCACCAGTGTGGGTGTATCACGAACTAGCTAAAGACGAAGCACAACCTGATTTCAAGAAGCATACTCGTGGCTATTTACTGCATACGACTGAGCCAATGCCAGCGATGACAGAAGAAGAAGCCATTGAGTATTTGATTATGAAGGACATCCCTCAGTCTGTGTGGCAGAACTGGGATGAGGGCAACCGCCCGAAGATGGTTATCTGCAAGAAAGAGCAACTGCCATCTACAAGAACGTGGCGCAATGCGTGGCGTATATCTGATGAACTTAACTTAGCGGCTTAGGAGTATATTATGGCTGTTGCAACATACATCGTAGATAAGGACGGTAATCAGATTGATGCGTCAACTGCAACCGTTCCAAACAATCGTGACTTTCGCGGAGCGTGGTCACTCTCAGGCAACGTGATTAGCGAAGACCTGACCAAGGCAAAAGAGATTTTCAAGGACAAGGTGCGTGAGGTACGCAACCCTAAACTAACAGCTCTTGATGCCGACTATATGAAGGCACTTGAGGATGGTGACACTGCCGCACAGTCAGCTATTGCGACTGTTAAACAGGCACTGCGTGATGCACCAGCCGCCTCTGCTATTGATGCGGCTACTGATATGGTTGGCTTGAAAGCCGCTTGGGACGCAAGCCTGTTGGGTGACAGCCCTTACGCATAAGGATAAGACAATGGAAATGAGCAATCTTCTTGACGTTCTAATATTTGTTATAATTGGTGGCGGTGCTTGGTATATCAATCAACTCACTGCTAGGATTAACCGTCTGGAAGAACGCATCAATTCCACCAGAGAAACTTTCATTCACAAGGATGAGATGTCTTCAATGATGGGGCGTATCGAGGACAGGTTTGCTCGGCTAGAAGACTTGCTGCATCGGTTGATGGAAAAGTGAGCCAGGTTCTTGTCATCTTTGTTATCCTGACGCAACAGATGACATTTGTTATAAAGCCTTACGACTTAGATTACTGCCCCAGCTACGAAGAAGCAAAAGCAAATATGTCACATTTATACCAAGAATATGATGTGGGATATTGGTCGTACCAGTGTTTCAATCGAGGCAGTAATGTGTAATGTCAAATTTTGTAGTGGCATTTTCGCTGGTGATGTATCTGGGGACAGGTGATGACCGAAGACCTATTGATACAAATCTCAGATTTTATAATGTGGACGATTGTCTTTATTTTGCATCTCGTTTGGCTGAACGACACGGTAACTATAGCCATATAGATTTCATTGACCCAAGGGACAGGGTTACGACATACTGTATTCCTAAAGCATACGACCCTAGCTTAGTGGAGATATTCTGATGTTAGCTGAGTTAGCCGCTGCTAATGCTGCCTTTGCTGTTATCAAGCAAGCCGTCACTAATGCTGGTGATGTGGCTAGGGCTGGCTCTGCGCTGATGTCCTTCGCCACAGCCAAGGAAGATTTGGAAAAGAAACTGCGCGGCAAGAACAAGGCCGCCGCAAACCAATCAGACCTAGAGGCTTTCCTAGCCCTAGAGCAAATCAAACAATATGAGAAAGACCTCAAAGAGATTATGATTTATACAGGTCGCCCCGGACTGTGGGCAGACTGGCAGGGGTTTCAAGCCGAAGCTAGGAAGGAACGGCGCGAGGCAGAGCTAAAGGCAGAGCGCCGTAAAGAGTTTATGGCTGAGATTGTTGTTGGCTTTCTCGCTACAATAATATTTATTGGGATAGTTGGAACGGCGGTTTATGTACTCAGGGGCTAAATGATAACAGCCACAACTACTGGCCTGATCGGTGAACACATCGCGGCGGCTTCGATCCTGTCGATGGGATGGCGTGTCGGTATGGCACAGCAAGACAGTGTGGATCTGCTGGCTTGGAACAACAACACATATGTCCGGGTTCAAGTTAAGTCTGCCAGCCCATTTGAATATAACAAGGGCGGCTATCAATTCCAGCTAGGCTCTGGATCTAAGTCAAAGAAATTGCCATCCATCCAGCTATTCGATATGATTGCGCTGGTCGCTGTGGATCAGCGCCGGGTCAAATATCTAGCCACCGAACAGGTACAACAGTTTACCAAGCGTTGCACCCGGAAATGGTTTGAAGATCTGGAAAACGAAATCGACAGCTTTAACTATGCGATTGAAATTATCGAGGCGCGAAATGGATTGGTCAAAGTATCCTAATTTTAGTGAGGATGAATTTAAGTGTAGCCACACTGGCAAGTGTGCAATGGATAGTGGCTTTATGGATAAGCTACAGGCATTGCGCTCAGAGCTTGCTGAGGCGATGACAGTGACGTCTGGCTATAGAGACACCAGCCATCCTGTTGAGGCCAGCAAGGGACGCCCGGGGACGCATACACGCGGCATTGCTGTGGACATAGCGTGCGATGGTCAGCAGGCGTATCGCATTATGGCGCTGGCAATGAAGCACGGTTTCACTGGCATCGGCGTCAGTCAGTCTGGCGGCGGTCGGTTCTTACATTTGGATACGTTCACTGGTGGGCCGCGTCCGAATGTCTGGAGCTACTGATGTCAGCCAAGCAAATATTAGAATGGAAAATACTCCCCCGGTTTATGATGTTCGTTATGACAGTGATGTATATTCGCGTCATTGAGTGGTTTATTTCTTTATCGCCGGAAGCAATGACGGCAAATGCCACAGCCCTGACTGCCACAGTTACTGGCGCAATGACCGGGGCGTTCGGACTTTGGTTAGCAAATGAGGCAAAATAATGATTGATTTATTAGTCGGCCCTATCACCGGGCTATTGGATAAGTTTATTGAAGACAAGGATCAGAAGGCACAGCTTGCTCACGATCTCGCCACAATGTCACAGCGTCATACGCAAGAGCAGATCTTGGCGCAGTTGGAAATCGCCAAGCAAGATGCCAAGGGTAATTGGTTTCAGTCGAGCTGGCGACCATTGATCGGGTGGATCTGCGGCTTGTCGTTGGGCATCAATTATATGGTCGCGCCTATTGCCGCTGGTTTCGGCATCACCATACCGCAAGCGGATATGAGCGTGATGATGCCGTTGTTGTTTGGAATGCTTGGCATCGCTGGAATGCGTTCTTATGACAAGAAGCAAGCCACCGATACCAAGTAATCTTACAGCTCTTTGACTGTTAATGTCTTCTGCCTAACAAATGTTTCTGCTTTGGCAGGCACAACCTTTTCGGGTTGCGCTTTGGTGCGCCGCATCGGCCATTTGATTTGGTAATGCGACAGGCCGATGTTTACTCGCGCCTCATCGTGGTTGCCCATAAGCTCTTTTATCGTAGCCTCGGCCTGATCTATATCAACCTCAGCTTGTTTCTTAGCTTCTTTAGCTGTGAGCAAATCCTCAAACGCTGTGAGCGCATCCGGCTGGTCGTTTAGATCTAGCGGTTCTGCGTCAGGCTCTGCCTCTGGATAGGCGTGGTTGCCATCGTCAGACGATAGCACCGGGTACATATCACCAGTCTTGCGGCGTTTCTCAAAGTTGAGGATGGCATCCTCGATGCGCTTTTGCATGACCGCATCAGCTTCATAAACGAAGACACGCATTTCAATGCCGCGATAGAGTACACAGACAGCGCCCCATTTATAACCGCCACACATCATTTGAGCCTGTAGTTGCCAGACACCCCGGTGTGCGGCTGGTTGTTCTTCCGGCATTGCGCTGGTGGCCTTAGCCTCAAGGACGCCTATGGTGCTGATGTCTATCTCATCGCTGGTCATGCAATATATACCG